CCTTGGCTCCGGGAATGGCAAAAATCTCTTTCAGGCTTAAAGCTTTTTGTTTGGAGACTCCAGATGGAAGAGCTTCTTGCTTTTTAGCTTCTTCAGAACAGGATTCCAGCTGAGATTCATTTTGCCGGAACTCATTTTGCTGAGAATTTTCTTGTTTTGCAGTGCTTGCAGCATTTTCCTTAAGTTCCTCCGGCTTTTTCTTCCATAAAGAAAGACTGCAAAAAAGGGCAATAGCCAGAGCAAATTGAATCAGAGAAACAATCAGGTACCCCCTGCTCCAAGGCTCGCCCCTTTGTAAAACAAAGCCCATAATATAAGGACCTACGGAGGCTCCCAAGCCCCACATACAATGTAGCCAGCTCATGTGTCTGCTGGAATAGTGCAGAGCCACATAATGGTTTAAAGCCGCATCCACAGAACCGGCTCCAAGGCCATAGGGAATGGCAAAAAGGCAGAGCATAAGGAAGCTGTGGCTAATAGAGAAACCAAATAAGGCAATGGCGGTTAAAAGCACCGAAATTGCCGTAATTTTCCCCGTTCCAAAGCGACGATTCAATTTCTCACTGTTTAAACTGGAGAGAATGGTTCCTCCGCAAATAATCATAAAAACTGTTCCCGAATAGGATACGGGAACAGCAAATTCCTGATACATGATCGGCCAGGCCGAGCCCAGCAAAGCATCCGGCAGTCCCAGACTGACAAATGCCAGATAAATCATGAGCAACAGTATAGAAAACATCTTCTCTCCCCCTTAAATACAATACCGCTCAAGAATACTCTGAAAAGAAGTTCTATGCAATCGATTTTAGGGAAAGTTATGATTTGAAAGCGATGATTTGAAAATGATGGTTTAGCCGCTTACTTTTTGCTCGGATTTCCTATAGTAGTCCAGAAACTCTTCATCTGTCATTTGCCTCCCCCTTTCATCGCAAAAAAGAGAAGCAAAATATTATTCCACTTACTTAATTATGCATAAGTAATTTATATTTTACTTCCAGTCCAGCATTGCTTTTTCTAACTCTGAAAAATTACAATTTGCTCTTCTGATAGTTCCTGTTTCCTTTTGCTTCTGATATAATTTTTCTACCTTTTTCATAACCTTTGTTTTTATCTTAAGGCAAAAAGCATATTCTTTTTCAAATAAGTCTTTGTATCTGATGTCATCAAGCTTATCAAACTCAATTCTTTCATAACAACCCTTCGGTACAGGTATCATTTTCTTATCATTTTCTTAACATCCAATATAGACAATATGTGCATTTTTTCTTCATCAGAGTAATCTTTGTATATATCTCCATTTATAGTAATGTTATTATCAATTACTTCATAAATCAAAAAATGCTCATCAGAAACATTCTTCCATCTTTTGTGCTTTTCCTTTGCAGAAGATATTGGAATAAAATAATTATAGTTTTCTATTCCAACAATAATTCCAACAAATGGTTTAATACTGTTCCTATATGATGGGTTGTAATAAACTTCTGAATCTATTTGATTGAGATATTCAAGATAATCAGGATTTATAGCGTAAAATCCATATTTAATCGCTTCTACCATTGTCTTCTCCTAAAAAAACAGAGAGGTTTTATCCTCTCTGTTCGCTTTAATGCTTCACCTTTGGGATATAGGTAGTGAGACACCTTCTTTAATGCTCCACCTTTAACGGTAGCGGGACACCCTTTTTATTTACTGGAAGTATAACAAATATTTTTAGAAATGTCAAATTGGTAAATTTCCTAAGATAATATCACAATTTATGAAATGCACCAATATACAGCACTTCAACTTAGTCATTTCAGTCCGCTATTTAGTCTAAGCTTGGAACAATTTCTATACTGTCCGGTAAAATCTCCGTATTCACTACAGGATTCCCGGAGAGTTTTACTTTCTTTAAGTTCGGAAAATTCCGGAGGGCGGAGATATCAGAGATGTAATTTTCCGAAATATCCAACTCCTCAAGAGTTGTAAGCCCCTCTATACAATCCAGGTTCTCCAGTGTATTTCCGGCAATGTACAGCCTTTTCAGAGCCTTAAAATGGGAGAGATAGGCCTTTGCGTTGGGATAGAAGTTCCTTGTTTCATCATCCAAATTTTGGATTCTCGCAAGAGAAAGATTTAAGACCTGAACCGTATAATCATCCTCCAGTTTGCTCAGATAAAGGGGAAGAAGAGGCTTATCCGCCGTAATACTATCATCTTCGAGCAGAAAATACATTTCCTTTACACCGAGATTGGAAAGAGAACTGCTGTAGTCTTGGTAACTGTCCATGGGAGTTCCGCGGAAAGTAACTTTTTGTAGGGAAGGAAGCTCCCGTAAAGCCGGCCCTAAAGAAGGCAGTACCTCTCCTATAATGCCGTTTCCGACAATCACTAAATCACTTAGGCTATTCATACCGCGTAGGAAGTCTCCCTCATATTCCTGTGCATTATTATGGATAGTCAAACTCTTAAGAGATGGCATACCCGCGATTTTATCCAAGTCATTGCAATAAACCTCTGCATTTTCCAAAGCGGATAAGCCGTGTAAATCCGGAATCTCATAATTATGGTAAGCAAAGCCCAAAGTCTGTAAAGAAGTAAGGCTCGACAGAGCATCGGCATTTTTCAGATTACTACAGTCCAGGTAAAGGCTGTTTAAAGAACTTATATTTCTCAGCCCGTCCAATGAAAGAATCGGAAGACTGACAAGATGGAGCGACTTCAGATTCGGCATATTTTGCGCGAACTGTAGATCTTTAAAATTCGGAATGTTGGAAATTCCCAAATTCTCAATCTGAGGCATCCCGGATAGAACACTAAGATTTCCTACAGACTGCGAATAGGGTCCGTTTATAAATAAGCTCTTACAATTGCTTAAAGAGGAGAGTGGAGAGAGGTCCAAAGGCTCATCTCTACCACTTTCTATTCTTAAAGCTAAGTGTTCCAGATTCGGAAAATAGCTGAGTACACTGATTCCCGGCTCGAAATCCGAGTCTACCGATACGGAGAGTTGTCTTAAAGAAGAGAAAGACTTGTAAATATCTGCAATATCTTTCGTTTTCGAATAATCATAACTGTAGGACGGCTCATCGCGGAACGTAACGCCGGAAAGACCGATGATTTTCTCGGGATTCAGAAGTGTTCTTTCCATTTCGCTAAAAGTAGCGTATTCTGTAGAAAAAAATTGCAGATTGGAAAGACAACGAAGATCATTGGCATTGTCATCATCATAGGAATAGCGAAAACCGGAGCCGAGGGAAAGAGAAATTAAACCGGTGAAAGGCTGTATATCCTCTTCGTCAAGATAATCCGCTCCGGGAAGATAGACGGTATGTTCCTCGACCGGCTTTCCGGAATCGTCCACCGAAGTGGAGTAAGAGAAAAACCATTTATCCACACCGTCAGAAAGATCCTTCTTCTTAATGATAGCAAGGTACTGTAAAGAAGCATAGTCCTTCGCCGTAATTTTTGACAACGGCTTGGAAAAGGCCTTTTCGGAAAAGCTTTTCATCACATCCGCTTTCGGAGTCGTTCGGTAGCTTTCCTTATTGCTGACAATACCGGGAGAACGATAACGAAGAAGGGGAAGGATACTTACAAACAGAAAAGCTGTAGAAAGAATGCCGAGAATGACAACAACCGCAATTACATTAAGCAACTTAGAGTTATTATGTACGGTGGCATCGGACTTATTGTAATTCACTTCCTTTATATTAAAATTCTGAGTAATGTTCGGCTTATACGGCTCGATGTATACCTTGGTATTACAAAACTTACAGGTGACAAAGCCTTCTTTTAATCCATCAGAATTTAAGCCAAACAATGTTTTATACAATCCCCACTTCATATGTAGTTTTAATGTGCCTTCGATAGTTCCACCATGCTTCGTGCGGTTCTTAACTACTACTCCACGACATTTCTTTGTGATATTTCTTACAGTTTCCTGAATCTCCAAACTACCAACGCAGTTATTTTCAATAAAAGCAGTTGCTCCTTTTGGCTTGAACGATGTTTTTGTTACTTCAAAATCTGAATACACGTTTTCGTATTTGGTCATTTATCTATTCCTCTACTTTCTTAGATAGACGCTCAACCAAAGCGTCTACAATTTGATCTTGACTATCTTCTGCACCTTTCTGCATGAAGTGCTGATTACCCTGGTGATTGCGTGTATTACTTCCATCATCTGGATAGTACAGATAGTTATATGCTTTTCGTGTTCTGACCGTAACAGACAAGTTTCCTTTTTTAGGTTGGTCAAAAACACCTTTAATGCCGGCAGATGATGCATTTTTTATTTTCTTCTTCCAATGTCTTCCAGAGACTGGGAATCGAGAAGCTATATTGCTTTCGATGATTTCCGGTGCATCATTCCAAAGATATTCATTGATGGTTTTTTCTACGCCATCTCCAAATCCTTTAATTGCATTTGTCAGTCTTTCCGCAGCTTTAAAATCACTTCTGATATAGGGCATAATTTTTATTAGCCTTTGCAAATTTTAACGTAATGCTTTCTGCGACTGCTTTTGTGTTTCCGATACGAGCATAATCAAACTGATGATCACCAGAAACAATTCTGAAGCCTGGTATTTCCGTAACTTTACTAATAACTTCTTGAATCAGTTCATTTGGAACATAGTTTTCTCGAACAATCATTACAAAATAAACATCTGAATAATCTCTTCCAGATGTTCCATTAATTTGCAATGTGTCTCTCCCAAATATCATGTAATCCCAAACTTCAATTTCAACCAGATCTTCTGTTCCATAAGCTAAATTTTTTTCAATACTAGCTAATGCATCATGCAATTCTTGAAGCGAATCTCTACTCATCTTTTGTCACACTTTCTAAATACAGAAATAAATTCTCACAATATTTATCGTGATCAATATATAAGATTGTAAATAGATCTTTTCCAATGACCGCATATTGTTCCGACTTTACCAATGTATTAAATGGAATTTTAATTTTCATCGATAATGAATGTCCCAATGCAGAAATCATTAGATTGTCGCGCTCTCGTTTTGAAAGTTCTTCAAAGAAAAAACGGTGAACATTTGCAAGGTCATCAATTGATTTGACATTGATTTGTCCGCCGTATTTTGTTTTTGTTTTCTTATCTGTTCCAATTGATACGATGCCAGAATTACAGGTATTGATATCACTTTTAAATTTCATTAGGAATCACCTTCAGGAACGAATTTTTCTAACTGAACTTTCTTTCTACACTCCAAAATGTCGCTTATGTAGTTTGTGCGGAACTGTTCAGGAACATTATTCCATTTATAAACAATGTAATTAA